TTAAAAACGTTTTTCACCAGCGCGGATGAAGCCGTTTTGCGCGACGGCGGGTGTGGGATTTTGGTGGAATTTCCGCCCCAGCCAGTGGATGAAGACGGCAACCCGCTGATCCAAAGCGCGGCTGATGAGCAAGAATTTGAGCTGCGGCCCTACCTGCTGCAAATCGATCGGCGTGACATCCTTAACTGGGACGTGGAGTACGTCCAGGGAAAACCCTTTATCAATCAGGTCGTGATCCGCGAGCATCGCGAAGTCAAGGTTGGGCGCTTTGGCGTTGAGATGGCGGTGCAATACCGCATGATGTTTCCCGGTGGCTGGGAGATCTGGAAGATTGTGCGCGATCTCAACGGGCGCAATGGATGGAGAGCGGAGTTTGTTGACGAAGGTGAAACGAATCTGACCCGTGTGCCGCTGGTCTGGTATTCGGTCAGCGAGAACAAGTTGTTTCAGGGATTGCCGCCATTCCTCAATATGGCGAGGCTCAACATTGAACACCTGCAGAAGCGCTCTGACCTGAATGAATGCCTGCACAAGGTGAATATGCCAGTGCCGGTGCGTAAGGGTGCGGTGAAGCAGGGAACAGCCACCAAGACCTCAGCCCCAGCTCCGTCGCTGACGATTGGGCCTAACTCGGTGGTTGATATCCCGTCTGACGGGGATTTTTACTTTGCTGAACCTTCGGGCAATGCGCTGACCATTACTCAGGCTGATATCGAGAAGCTTGAGAAGTCGATGGACAGGGTGAGTTTGGCGTTTCTCAGTGGCTCTGGCGATCGCACTGCAACAGAAGTAATTCTGGAAACCGCACAGACCCAAGCCACTTTAAAAGGCGTGACCGAACGCAAGAAATCATGTTTGGAGCAAGTGTTTGAACTTTGGGTTGAATACACCGGTGAGGCCGAGTCGGGCAGCATTGAACCTAACGAAAAGATCATGCAGGTGCCTCCTTCGCCCCAAGAGATACAAATCATCCTGGATGCAATGGGCATCAAAATCAGCAACAAGCTTGGTTTGATGATGCTGTTGCAGCGCGGCTGGTTGCCTGACGAAACTGACATTGACGCAGAGTTGAACCTGATTGAACCCCCGGTTCAAGACACCCCCCGAACCAACTCTGAAACCACACCAGGCATAACCGATCGACCAGACAGTGACCCAGAGGATCTAGCACCTGAAGACGCAATTCAGGCCGAGGCTAGAAACCTGGTTGGTGCTGCTTAAAGCGCGATCAAGTTTCAACGTGCTTGACTGGGAGTTGTTTATTGCCCCATCGTTTTTCGCGTTCATAGGCTTCCAACAGCGACATTATTGCCTCATCTAATGAGGCATCTGTAGGAAAGTCGGTTGGCATGTCAGAGTGCAAGAAGTAGACATATTTGTCTGGAAGCGTCAACCTACCTCTGTGCGTCAAGCGCCACCGGGCAACGGTGCCCAGATAGACTTGCTCGTCTCCCTCGTTGAGCCAAACCTCGATGGGGACGTCTTCGTTCATGGGCTTGAGCGTGACAGTACCCAACAGCGTTTTTGGCGCTTCTCTCCACACTTCAAGGCTGGTTTCCTCGGTGGGTGGAACCAGCCTTCCTTTTAAGGTTTTAGGCTTTTTGGGCACGGCAATAAACCTTACTCAAGTTTTTAAGTATTCTAAGTTGATTGAACTATCAGTCAAAGCTTGCCTTGTTATGGATGCCAAATTTCTTCAGAAGCTAGCCCAGGAAGTGCTTCAATTGCGGGGCGATCGCTCACAGCGAGATTTTGCAAAACTGATTGACGCGTCGCAAGGTGCAGTTCAGGCATGGGAGCAAGGCGAAACCTGCCCCTCCGTTGATAGTCTAGCCAAGCTGGCAGCGCTTCGAGGTGAGCATGTTGAACAGTTTATTGCCTATCTCTGCGATCGCCCATTTGGCTCTCAATTACCCCTCAAACAACAGGTGAGAGGTATGTCCCTCAAAAAGCTTGCAGAGCTAAACGAATCGATCGCAGAAGAGATTTCAAGCCGAGTTGGGTGACCAAAAAAACTTGAGTAAGTTTTTTTGAGGGAATGTTGGGGCATGAAAGAGCCAACATTTAAACCACGGGGAACCCCTCTCTCTGTCGAGGAATTAACCAAACAAATTAGATTGACGCGCCAAGCTTTTGACGCAGCGATCGCCACTGCCAACCCCAAGCTGAGAGCGTTTCTCAAGGCCAGGGTGCGGCGATGATGCAGTATGACTCACGGGCGGGTCAGTACCGGGATCTGACTACCGGGCGGTTTGTGCGGCGGCCAGAAGTAATGCGCGTGGTCGAAGCGGAGGAACAGCGGCTCAAGGTCGAGCTGCAACGCCACACCAGGGCACTGATCTCGGAGCAAGTTGATATCGCTCAGTGGCAGACGAAGTGTGCGGAGTCGTTGAGGGCTAGCCACATTCGGATTGGGGCACTTGGGTCGGGGGGTATTGAAAATATGACCTCGGCCAAATATGGCGCGATCGGTTATCAGTTGCGGACGCAGTATGAATATCTATCAGGGTTTGCCGTAGACCTGGCTGAGGGGTTTCTGACGCCTGCACAGGCATTGGTGCGGGTGGGGAGGTATTCGACCTCTATCCGCCCGTCCTTCCATCGCTGTGAGCAAATTACGCGGCAGGATGAGGGCTTTCGCACGGCTAAACGCTCCCTCGACCCGATCGCCCAGCATTGCCGCAGCTGCATCCGCTACAGCACTCAGGGGAGGTACGTCCCGATCAGTGAAGTGGTGATGCCAGGGACGGCCTGTGAGTGCGGTCAGAGCTGCCGCTGTCAGGTGTCGTATTCCAAGTTCACGACCGAAAGCTTTGCCGCTCAAGTGGCCGGTTAGAATAGCGGCCATCACCCTAGTTCAAAGTAAAGCGATCGCCACTAATGAGCACGAGCGATCGCGTTCCTACAGTCTACGTGGGAACTCTGGAGGTAGTTAATCAGCTAAAACAATGGCCTGGAATACGACCTCCTTACCGAGTGACAAAGAACGTTTGCGGATCGTGCTGGGCATCCCCGCAGAGAAGAACTGGCTGAACGTTTTGCAGATGAGTATGGATCGCGTTGTGCGAGACAGCGAAGGCTCAATTTTTACGGCACAGAACCTTCTTAGTGAGTGGGAAACCGTTAAGGCTCAACACAGTGCAGTCAAGGCCAGTGAGAACTATGCGCTGGTGCGGGCCGATGTTTTGGAATGGGAATCAGGGCAGCGTAGTGCTGGGTTTGAAGAGCGTCTACTTGAGATTAAGACCGAGCTGGCAACAATGCTGTTGATTGAACCCCCTGGAGAGCACGGTGGAACACTGTACCGAAGCTGATAAAAAACTATCTGGCCAATTGGCGCTATTGATTGGCACTGCTATTCGACAGCGCAACCTTGAAGATCTTCGCGCGGCAATTCGTAAGGCAGGCACAGACCTGAGTGATGCTGACGCACGGTGGATGTTTACCACTGTGCAGCGGGATCTACCAGAGGATTGCAAAGCATGGTTTGACGCCGCGATCGCCCAGATTCAAAGGGGGAGTGATGGCGAGTCCATTTGAGCTACTAAAGAACGCGTCATTAACCTTTGAGATTGCAGGCCAGGGCACCACCGAGGATGACCTGGGCAACGTTGTGGCTGTGACGGGCGATCGCCTGGTGACGGCCTACCTCAAACGCGCCTCTGCCGGGAAGCAAAAGGTTGTCACTCGGTTTGCCGGGATTGAGGAGAGCGCCGTTTGGTTTGAGGGCTACTGCGTTTCACCGCAGAGGCTGCCCGACGCCATTGTGGAACACGCCTGGGCCAGGGCTGAGATCGGAGGGGTTGAGGGCTATTTCTGCCTCGGCATGGTCAACCCACCCTATGGCCGAGGCGGTATTGGGACGCTGATCGAGAGTAGTGCAGGCACCAAGATTGAGGGCTGGTTTCAAGCCAGCATGGGTGGATGAGCAAGATAAAAATCAATCTCAAACGGTTTGACAAGAAGGTTGCCAAAGCCTTTAAGGGAACCGTGGGAGCCTACGCTGACCAGATGCAGACCGAGATCGAGAGCGATAAGTGGGACTGGCCAGGCACTACCAAACGGCGCAACAAAACGGTGGTCGGCACACCCCGCGACGCGGTTGATATGGGTGACATGATCGACTCACAGCAGCCACCGGTGATCACCGAGGCCGATGGCATCAGCACCGCCAGCATCGTGTATGACTCCGACCATGCGGCTGTGGTGCATGACGGTTGGACGGATGCACAGGATGTCTACCCCGGTCGGCGCTTTAGTGAAACGGCGTTAGAGGAACTGGACGTGGTTAAAGATTTTGGCGATCGCCTAAGGAAACAGTTGTGAAGGTAAACGAGCTGCGCGACCACCTTAAAGAACTACTTGAAGACGAGCTTGGTAGCCAGGAAATCAATAGTGAAACCAGCCCAGCGATACTGATTCGAGACGCGAGCTATCCCGTTGATGCAAAGCGAAAAGTTAATGGGTTGGAGGTCGTGATCTTGCGGGTGGCTGACCAAACCTCTAAGCCGCTGTTTGGGGGAGGTGTGCAGCGCGATCGCACCTGGCAACTGTATCTACTGCAACGCGATGGCAACCATACCCTTCAAGCTGCGCTGGAGAAGCTTGATGAGGAGTTTGTAGGCGTTCGGGCTGTGCGCGTGTCAAGTGACCTGAGCAAGGGCATTCGAGAGCAGTTCAGCGTCAGAATCCCCGACTTTAGTGAGTTTGTTGAGGGTTAACACACTTTGAATCATTTTGATTCAATTTGGTTTATAGTGGTTGAAGTGCGGTAAAGATTGGAACCCTCTGCCGTCACTTAAACCCAACCATTGGAGTGTGTTTTATGGACGATCCAAATACCCGCGAATCTCGTGTAGCTGTTGATTTGCTCAACGGTGCGTCTCATGGCGAATGTGTTGACGGCAGCTATGGTGAATTGCAAGATGATTACAGTTCCGATGAAACGGAGGAAGACGATAAAGATGTCAGAAACTACCACGAATCCCTCAGACCCCAACACATCACCATCAACGAATAGTGATTGGTCGGGTCTACCTCACTATTACAGCCCAACCAAGTTTGAGCGCTTAAGCGACAATGCCCGCCGTCTGCTTGAGGTACTGAAAGAGTATAGCGGTGGCAACCTTCCGCCCGTTGAAGAGTTGCAGGCCAAAATGGATGGGTTGCACATCTTACCTCTAACGAGCTGCCTTAAACATTTAGTCGAAGCAGGCTTTGTTGAGTTCAGCGATCCAGTTCAAGCTTCTTAAGTAGCGCATTTAATAACTGAGACCTTCCTTCTAAAGCCCCGTTTATCGGGGTTTTTTATTGGATGCGCTGGTTGCTGATTCTTATTGCATCAGCGATCGCCTTGAGCACAGACACAGGATTAACGCCCCACTGCCCAGTGGGATCTGGTTGATACGCGCCGGTTTCGCAGATTACGTTAGCCCAACCTTCAAGT